GTGGCTTGCAGGAGATAGCACAGATAAAATTTACAAACTGAATCCATCAACAGGTGAAGTTATAAGCAGCTTTGCAAGCCCAGACAGTTCCCCACGGGGTCTAGCATGGGATGGAACGAATTTGTGGTTGGCGGGAGATAACAATGTTAGAATTTACAAGCTAGAACAAGCTCTATACGGTGCCAGAACCCTCTTGCCGTCTCCAATAACAAAAACAAGTCAACAAACAATGAAAATAGAATATGACTTTGTATTTCAGGTATAAGGAGGTATAAATATGGATTATGAAAAAATATTCGCATTTGCAGCAGCAGGATTTGGAGCAGTAGTAGTATATTTATATGGAGGCTGGTCGGACATGCTAACAGTCTTGCTAACGTTTGTAGTAGTAGATTATATAACAGGAGTAATAACTGCTGCTGTAAATGGTAAGTTGAGCAGTGAAGTTGGTTTAAAAGGCATAGCAAAGAAGGTAGCTATTTTTGTAGTCGTTGCAGTAGCACATTTTGTTGATAGAGCAGTAGGGACAGATAATAACTTATTCATGTCAGCTACTGCATTTTTTTATATGGCGAATGAGCTTATAAGCATTCTAGAAAACATCATTGAGGCAGGGATACCAGTGCCAGAAGCATTAAAAGACGCCGTTGATATTTTGAAACGCAAAAGTGAGATAAATGGAGGTAAGGGGGAGTGATATAATGTTTACGATTTGTATAGACCCTGGACATGGGGGTAAAGATGTAGGAGCATATGCTAATAATCTTTATGAGAAAGACATTACATTAAAATTAGCATTTAAAATTGCAAATTTATTAAACGATTATGAAAACACAGAAGTTTTATTAACAAGACAAAGCGATGTTTTTGTGGGATTGGACGATAGAGTTAAGCTTGCAAATGATAATAAAGCCGATTTTTTTTATTCTATACATGTTAATGCAGCAACCAATATAGCAGCGAGAGGATATGAAGATTATATACACACCAGCTTATCTAATGAAAGTGGTACAGCAAAAATCAGAGACATTATTCATGAAGAAATTAAAAATTATATTGGACGTTATGATGTACCTGAAAGAGGGAAGAAAAAAGCAGACTTTATGGTACTTAGGCTAACAAAAATGCCGGCGGTATTAACAGAAAATCTTTTTTTGACTAATGAAGAAGATGTAAAATTACTAAAAGATGATACTTTTTTGAATGGTTTAGCGGAATCACATGTAAAAGGAATTGCAAAAGCTTTTAATTTGCAAAAGAAGAAAAAGATAACAAAGCTTTATAAAGTACAAGTAGGAGCATTTACTGATAGAAGAAATGCCGAACGTTTAGTTAATGAATTAAAGAGCAAAGGATATGATGCATTTATTAAGGAAGAGTAGAAAGGCCCTTCGGGGCCTGTTTTTTTATGCTTTTAAAAAGGATTTCGATAATAAATGTCGAATAAATTATTATATTCTTCTAACATTATTTCGTTGTATTTTTTAAAAAATTTAGTGTTGACAACAACAAAATGTGGTGATATAATTTAATCAGAAACACAACAAAACGTAGTACAGGGGGTGACGTCGTAATGAAAAGAGAATTGCTGATAAAATTAAGAGGTCCAAAAAGCCAAGAAGAATTAGCAAAGGAGCTAGGAATATCGCAGCAATTTTTAAGTGCCATAGAGTTGGGCATAAGGAATCCAAACGTTAAGCTTATGAAAAAACTTGAAGAGTATTTTAAAGTTCCGATGGAGGAGCTATTTCCAGATATTTTTTTAAACTCAAATACAACAAAACGTGATATTAAAAAAGAGGAGGTATCTTAAATGTCTAATTTGCCTCAAGTATTTAATTACAAAAACCATCAAGTAAGGATATTCCTTATAGATGGAGAGCCTTGGTGGGTAGCAAAAGCAGTAGCAATAATTGAAGCACAGAAAATCATAGAAGAGCAAGACAAGAAAATAAAAGAGCTACAGCCTAAAGCTGAATTTTTTGACGCAGTGGCCGGCAGCAAGGATGCTATCGACATGAACAGAGCAGCTAAATTGATTTACGAGGAAACAAGAATGGGAAGGAACAAACTCTTTAAACTTTTACGAGAGAAAGGCGTCCTCATGAAAGACAATATACCTTATCAGGAATATATCGACAAAGGCTACTTCAGAACGATTGAGCAGAAATACACAAAGCCAGACGGTACAACACATATCTATATCAAGACGCTTGTATATCAGAAGGGATTAGACTTTATAAGAAAAGTCATTAAAGAAAATAATGTTATAGCTTTAAAGAGAGCATGAGGAGGTGAGAGAGATGGATAATCTTCAAGAACAAGCAAGCGTAGAAAGAGTAACAATGTCAGCAAAGGAGGCAGCAGCATATTTAGGAATAAGCTATTGGCTCATTCTTGAAATGGCTAAAAGGCATGAAATACCGTACATTGCTTGTGGCAGTCGTAAACTTTTCAGAAAAGAAGCGCTTGATAAATGGATGGAAGAACAGGAGAAGAAAGCTTTAGAAAGACCGAGTCAATACGGTGTCTTGAGAAAAATTTATTGAAAGGAGAGTAAGCATGAACATAAGTTGGGGACATGAACCCTTATCAGAACGAGAAGAAGAGTATATTTTAAAACTTACATGGAAAGAAAAATTTGAAATAGAACGACTTATTTACATTGAAAAAGAAGAAGTTACTAAAAATATTGATTTTCTGAAACGCAAAGGTGTTCTTAAAAGAAATTATAAAAATGTTTTAGAGCACTTAGAAACATTGAAAAAATTACAAGAAAAAATAAAAAAATCAGAGGAGATGAAATAAATGTCAATCAGGCTTGCAATGTTATTATACAAACTTGGTTTTAGCGTCACACACGACGCAGACAAGAAGAGAGTTATAATTTACAGATCTTGAGTATAGCACATTTTTATAAAAAAAGAAAGGAGAGTTTATTATGCAAGCTAGTGTTTTAGTTAAAACAAAGAATATGGACCGAAACGAGTGGCTTCAATGGAGAAAGAAAGGCATAGGCGGTAGTGATGCTGCTGCTGTAGCTGGACTTAATCCATGGAAAAGTCCTATTGAAGTATATTTAGAAAAAATAGGAGAAATACCAGAACCTGAAGATAATGAAAAAATGTATTGGGGTAGGATACTGGAAGATATAGTTGCAAAAGAATTCACATTAAGGACAGGGAAAAAGGTCCGAAGAAGAAACTTTATGCTCAGGCATCCCAAGTACGAATTCATGATTGCAAATATTGATAGAGAACTTGTAGGAGAGAAAGTGGGATTAGAATGTAAGACTGTAAGTGAATACGGGAAAAGCGAATGGGAAGGCGATAAAGTTCCGGACCAATATATAATCCAATGCCAACATTATATGGCCGTAACGGGTTATGAAGGATGGTGGATTGCAGCATTAATTGGCGGCAATAAGTTTATTTACAAATATATTAAGAGAGATGAAGAAATAATTCAATACTTGATAAAAATAGAGTCTGACTTTTGGAAAATGGTTGAAGAAAGGACTCCACCACCGCTAGATGGAAGTAAGAGCTCGGAAAATATTTTGAAATTGTTGTATCCGGAAGCAGCAGAAGGAACTGAAATAGAATTACCTGAAGAGGTTGAGGAACTTATTGTGGCAAGAGAGAATATCAAAGCACAAATAAAGAAACTTGAGACAAAACAGTTGGAAATTGAAAACAAAATTAAAGCTATGCTCAAAGAGAATGAGGTAGGTAGAACGCCCAAGTATATAGTGAGTTGGAAGACTTATTCAAGAACTTCAATAGACAGTAAAAAATTAAAAATAGAACAACCAGAAATTTACGAGAAATATTTGCAAGTAAGTACTTATAGAAAATTTGATGTTCGGGAGGTAAAGTAAAATGACTGTAAATCAAAATGATTTAAAAAACAAATTAGCAGAAAAGGTAAAAACACCCGTAGCGAAAAAAGGAAAAACAATTTTTGACCTGATTAGGGAAATGGAACCAGCTATAAAAAAAGCATTACCAAAACAGATATCCGTGGACCGTTTCTCTCGCATAGTAATGACAGCGGTAAGGACTAATCCAAAACTTCAAACATGTACTTCTGAATCTTTCTTAGCTGCAATGATGCAATCAGCTCAACTGGGGCTTGAACCAAATACTCCATTAGGTCAGGCGTATTTAATACCTTACGGCAAGGAGGTGCAATTCCAACTAGGTTATCAAGGAATGTTGGCATTAGCCTATAGAACAGGTGAATACAAAAGTATTTATGCTATGCCTGTATATAAAAATGACAAATTTGAATACGAATATGGCCTTAATGAAAGGCTTGTGCATGTACCAGCACCTAAACCAGAAGGCGAGCCAATTTACTACTATGCAGTTTATCACCTTAAAAATGGCGGTTATGGGTTTGTGGTTATGAGTCGAGAGCAAATAGAACAACACAGAGATAAGTATTCTCAGGCAGCAAAACAGGGTAGAAATAGTCCTTGGAATACAGATTTTGATGCTATGGCTAAAAAGACTGTTTTAAAGCAGCTATTAAAGTATGCACCAAAGAGTGCAGAATTTGCTGCAGCTTTATCGGCTGATGAAACAGTAAAAAAAGAGATAGCAGAAGATATGACGGAAATACCTCCGATAGAAGTAACTGGTGAAATTATAGAAGATGAGGAAGATGTACACTATGTAGAGGTGCAAGATGGTACTCAGCAAGAAATAAAACCGGAAAGCGACAGTTAATTCTGCCGCTCCGGTTAAAGGAGGCATAAAAATGTATATTGAATTTAACGGAAAAAAGAAATTGAGTAACAAAAAAGAGAAAGATTGACCTAAATAGGGTGTGATTTTATGAATTATATAAAACAGTTAAACGCCTTTTACGATTGGTTGCAGGCAAATACTCTGACTCCATCAGCACAGTTGCTTTATCATGTACTGCTCATGATAAACAACAGATGCGGATGGTCGGAGTATTTCCAGCGGACCAATCAATCCCTATGTGGGATTATGGGCGTTAGCGAAAATACATTAAAAAGGGCAAGAAATGAACTAAAACAAAAAAATCTAATAGATTTTAAGCCAGCGAATAAAAAAGGAGAAAGCACAACTTATAGAATTATAGATTTAACCAATAAAGTATCAAATATTGATACCAAACCTGATACCAAAATTGACACCCAAGTTAAGGTATCAAATATTGATACCCAAATTGATACCAATGCTGATACCAAACCTGATACCAAACTTGATACCAAACCTGATACCCAAACTGATGCCATAAATAAACTAAAATATAAACTAAAACTAAAATATAAACATAATGAAGTAGTAGATGATGTAGATGTTAAAAAGGCAAGTTGCCAAACGGAAAAGGTATCAAATATTGATACCCAAATTGATACCAAAATGACAAATGACACGTTGGTAAAAGTAGTAAATTTGTTTGAACAGAGTGGGATGGGTACTATCAATGCCACTATAGCAGAATCATTAGAGTATATATCAAATAATTACCCTTATGAGCTTATTGAGGAGGCATTTAGGAGAGCACGCCTTAACCATGCCACTAGCATACGGTATGTGGAAAAGATACTTCTGGCATGGAGAGAAAAAGATATAGAGTCTTTAGAGCAGCTTATGATGTATGAGAAAAAGAAAAATAAAGGGGGTAGTAAGGGTGCAAAGTCTCAATTTGATAATTGGGGAAATGATGAGCAGTATGAAGGAATCGGAATTAGCTTCTGATGTATGTCCTAATTGTGGCAGTAAAACATCGATGGAGATAGAGATATTGGGGCAAAAGTATACGGTACCAGTTATGTGCAAATGTAGGAAAGAAGAGTATGAAAGACAGGAAAGGGAATTTCAAAATCAGCAGAGGAAAATAAGGCTTGAGAGGCTCAGACAATATTCGCTTATGGACAAAAGATTTGAGCAGTGTACTTTTGAAAATTTTCAAATAAACGAGAACAATCAAAAGCTGTACAAGATGGCAGTTAATTATTGCAAACGGTGGCCAGAGATGAAGGCTAAAAATATAGGCTTTCTGTTCTGGGGGCCTCCGGGTACTGGCAAATCTTTTCTGGCTTTTTGTATAGCTAATAAGCTCATAGAAAACTTGGTACCGGTTATAGCAATATCTACTATAGGTCTTTTAAACAGAATTAAACAGACTTATAAGAATTACAGTGAAGAGGAAGAAGTAGAGATAATAAATATTCTTAGAAATGCATCGCTGCTTGTTCTGGATGACCTTGGAGCTGAAAATAACAATGACTGGGCTAGGGAAAAACTGTATGAAATAATTGATAGTCGATACCGGGATGGTAAACCAATGATAGTTACAACAAATCTCACATTGACACAATTAAAAGAAAAGTTAACCGGTTGGGATGGAGTTGCCCGGACTTATGATAGGTTAATAGAGATGTGCTATCCTGTTGAGATTAAAGGGTCTTCAAAACGTGTCAAAGCAGCTAATGAGAAGACGAAGATTATAGAGGAATTAGTAAATGAATAAGGTGATGAGTAAAAAGTATAAGGCAAGTAAGAGAGGAGGGGGTGGAGGTATAAATGAAAACTTATTCTCCTTTACGATATCCAGGCGGTAAAGGATTTTTATATCGCTTTGTTGCTGAAATAATCGATTTTAATTCATTGAATGGCTATAATTATGTTGAACCATA